TTTTGGTCGCTCCAATCGCTAACCGAATGAAAGTAATAAACCAAATCGACCTTTTCAAATTCCGGTGTCGCAAACTTACTTTCAAACTCTGAATAATCCACGCCAACGCCGTTTTCAAATTTAACCATTTTGTAAACGTCGGAATTACGGAATAACGTTTTTTTCTCCTTTGGTTCCTCAACCTTTTGTTCTTCCGGGAATAATTCCCCGACAACATTGTTGTTGGGGGTATTCTCATTATCATTTATTGTATTATCTATATTATTACTATTATACCCTAAACTTTCGTTTATGGGTACCCCTAAACTTTCGTTTATGGGGGGCATCAACTTTTGTTTAGGGGTATCAACTCCGGTTAATATCCTTGCTGCCTTTTCGGTAAATGTTAGTAACTCGTAATTTTCACCAAAACAATACAGAGTTTTGTTATACAATTCGCAATTAGGATGTTTTTGTAAAATTCCGGCTTTAATCAAATTATCAATACGCTTTATCATGCCTTGACTTGTCTTTATATTCAATAACGGCATTGCTTCCAATATTAACTTGTGGGAAATCCAAAAATATATTCCCTCCGGGGTGTGCATCTTAACGCAACTTGCACAATTGGCGAAATCTTTTATAAAATCAAAAATCGCCAAATCTATTAAATCTAAATCTAAACCGCTATTAACGGCGGCATATTGGTTTATTAATATCGTGTATTTCATAATATTGATATTTTATAAACATCCGGTTCTGCTACGGGCTGAACTGATTTTATTAATAATCCTTTTTCGCATAACCATTTAAGGCAATCAATTACAGTGCTTTTGTTTATCCCTAAACATTTGGATAAATACAAAATACCCTTTGAATACTCGCCATATCTAACACAATAGGCGTGTATCATTGCATACAACATTAACTTATTACCTTTCAAATGCAATTCGTTAATCCATTTGTTTTTTATAATAAAATCCATAATTAAAATATAAAAGCCCGCAATCCGGGCTACCACACACCGGAAAACGGGCTTTGCGCTAAATAAATTAGCAATACTTTGCAAACGGTGGTAGTCGTTTGTTTTATCGACGCAAATATAGCATTTTTTATTCATTATCCAATTGCTTTGCAGGTTCCCACGCTTTGCGCACTTTCAAAACATTATCCGCACTTTCATTAGGAACCAATGAGACAACAGGAAAGCGGGAACGGTCTCCCGGCTTTTGAGTTGTGGCAAATTGTACGTTCAAATCAAAGATAATGCCTTTGCAAAATCCCCGTTCCGCCAACATACCGTCGAACGTTTCCCGAATTTGCGGAATTGTGGACGCCGTGCCTTTTGTGGCGAATTGCCAAACCCCGGCAACCCCACGAACCAACGGAACAATAAAGTTTAGCGTTAATGTAACCTCCCAACCGTCGCAATCGGGTTGGCGGCTCTTTTTGTTCGGGTAACGCTTGGTTATCGACTGCATTAAGTTTGGGTATTTCTCCGTTGTCAACGTTTCGTATTTCTTTCCGTCCCATACTTGGAACGTATCGCCATCGCCCGCCGCAATCAATCGCCCGTCGTCGTCCCGGTATTCGTAACGCTCGTTACATACTTTTGCCGGGTCGTCGTCCGGGAAAACAATTTGTATTGTTTGCGGCTTTTCGCCGTATGCTTGCGTAAATAACCCGGCATATTTCCCCGTTGGTATGAAATAATCAACGCTTTGCGGATAACCGTTTGCGTTTTTCATACCGATTTTTATTTGACCGACACGGGGCAATATCAAACGGGATTGTTGCGCCTCCGGTCGTTTTATTCTTCCTTTCATATCTCAATCAAATTTCGGGGTCGTCGTTCAACATCTTTTTCCTACTCTCGTTTTTGGGCTTTTTAGGCTCATTTGCGGGCTTTACTTTCTTTTCTGTGGTATTACCCCGCTTTGCCGTCGTTTTGCCCGTGGTGGCTTTCTTTTCCGGCTCCTTTGCCTTTTTGGGCACACGTTTAACAATGGTTGTTTTCTTTGGCTCCTTTTCCGGTTCCGGGGCGTCCGCCTTGACTTTCTCGGCGGCGTCCGTACTTTCGTCCGGGGTCGGATCCTTTGGGGCTTTAGTTTTAATCAATTCCGCCAACGATAAGGATATTACGTTTTGCGTTAAATCCGGGGCATTGTCTAACAATACCATACCATTAACCGACGTAAACGTATTATCTTTCTTTTCGTCCTCAATAGCCGCAATTTCCAATAGATACGGGATTTTCCGAATATTGGGGCTATCTGTTTGTTCTTTCAGATTGTACGACGGACGTTTGCGCCAATCTTTCGGGCTGAAATTGAAAATACGGGTAACGGGGAATTGCTCAAAATTGACGTTCCACATATCCCGGTACATCCCTAATTGTATTTCGCTTTCCTCGTAAAATTCTTTTCGTCCACTCTTAAAATCGACGATTGCGTTAATACGTTCGTCGCCGCCTATCTTTGCCAACATGGTACACGGGCAATCAATCATTCCGGCATACTTGTAATATGGATGCACTAAAGCAATTTCAACCGCCAACGGGCGAACGTCGTAATCTAATACGAATTGAGCAAACGCCAATACGTCCTTTTTCAAATCGTCGGCGTAATAAATAAAGTCGTCCGGTAATCGGTAAACCTCAATATATTCTTTTAGTTTGCCTTTTAACCCGTCCAAATCATAAGCCCGGTTAATTAATAATTCTTCAAATGCGGCGTGCATAAACGTACCATACGCCGCCCGTTCGCCTTTGTATCGTTCCGCTTCCTCAATGCCTTTGTTGGCAATCCATTGTATCAAGTGCGGGGCTTTGGGTAACGTTTGGGACAATATCGTTGTAACCGACGGGAAAAACTCCGGGTTCCCGTTGTCGTCGTATCGGTAATAATAGCGGTGTCCCTTACTATTCAATTGCCAAACCTTATACGGGGGTTCAATCAACGTTTTTTCATCAAAAAACATTGCCGTCATTTCCTCAACCGTCATGCCCGGCAATATCTCAAATATTCCGGTTGGTTGCTCAACCTCGACCGCTTCAAACGGGGGGATTATTTGTTGTTGTTCCTCGGTAATTTCCGGGAATTGGTCGGCGGGAACGGCTCCCAAATTTTCGACCGTCTTTTGTACCGGGTTTTCCGGTTTCTTTTTGTTCGCTCTCATTTTCTACTCTTTTTTAATTCTGAAAATCCACATAATACCATTACGGCACACATACCCGCAAACATCAATTGCCACGGGTTCCAAAATGCACCAATCAGACAAACAACGCCCAACGTTCCAAACGTCGCAATAATGGCTTTCGCTTGGAACCTATCGGAAAACATAACGTCCGCCATGCGTTCAAACCATTGTAACCCGTTATTCTTCATATCCAAACAAATAATTAGGGGTGCAATTACACATTTCGCAAATGATAACAACCCATTCCGGGCGTATCTGTTTGGTCGTACCGTTACATAAGTTTGTCATATTAACTTGTTGTGCGCTTTCGGTGCGTCCCTCCCATAAACGGGCGGCAACCTCTTTTTTATAAACCTTAATCCCGGCGGTTTTCGCCCGTGCGATTGCCTCGTTTACTCTTAATTTCGTCATTTCTGCCATTTCTTTAGTCTTTTATTGTTAATAACTCGGTTCGTTACTCTCTTTGTGTCCGCAATGCGTACACGTTTTTTCCTCCCAAATTGCGGTATATTCCGGCGGGGTCAAATATCCGTCGCCTCCGGTCTGTTTATATTCCCCGTCGGTAACTTCCATTTCGCCGCCGCACTCCGGGCAATCTTCATTACCCATTAAATCCAAATCCGGGACAATGAAATATACCCGTTTCAGATACACGCCCAACGCCTCGGAAATCGCCGCATAACAATTGGCGGTTTGTTCCTCGGTTACGTCCTCGTTTATTGCATCGAAAACGGAAACGCCCCAATTGTCCGGGTCGTCCTCAATAACTTTGTTTTTGAGTAATTCCGAAACGACAATTTCGGAAACTTGTTTGGCTGTTTTCCCGCTATCGGTCGCCAATTGTTTTAATAAATCGCTCTCTTTTATCTTCATTTCTTTCTGTATATTATACCCTTATATGGTTTGCCTGTATCAACGCTTTGTTTTATCAAATGCCTATAATAACCCTTTTTATGTGCATCTTTATAATTCTGAAACTCAATACAAACATTCCCGTTTTCATCTATTCCCTCAATTGGGAAATCGTATTTTGTTTTGTTTCTTATGGCTATATCAAAATTGTTATTTTCATTAATAGAACACCAACGCAAATTCTCAACGAAATTATGAAAACGCACCCCGTCGATATGGTCAACGCATGGTTTATTTTCCGGGTTCGGAATGAAAGCCGCCGCAACTAATCGGCTAACTTGCCTTTTCTCAACCTTTCCGTTTCTCATTAATCCAACAACTAACCCGTTGGCTCTTACTATACAAGGGGTTAAAATCTTATTATTGATAATTGATTTTACCCTACCAAAAGAACTAATTAAATATAGTCCCTCAAAATCTGCTATTTCTTTCCATTCTTCCATATCTTTTATTTTGCTGCAAATATAAGATTTATTTTTGGTATATTAAATAAAACCTTTGAATATTTTATTTGTTCACGTTGGACGCTTGTAATACAGATAAAAAGCACTAATTTTGTTGCACCGCATAACCTTACAACATCGCTCTCGGTTACTGCGTACCAACCCCCGGCGTTACTTCATTGCGTCGGGGGTTATCTTTTACCCGCTCAATATAGATATTTCGGTATATATCGCCGTAATACCCGGTTTCCCTTGTAATTCGTTCCAACGTTCGCAAATCGTATTCGCCAAATACAACGTACTCATGTTCTAACAATTCGGCGTCTTGTAATGCAAACTCAAACGTAATATCAACGTATTTGTCGCCAACCCGGTTAAATGCGTGTTCTATGGGAATAAAAGCAAATGTTTTGCCCTCGCAATATCGCACCCGTTCCGGGAACAATTGGCAAAGCAAATGCGCATTCCGATAACATTGTTGCGGTTGGGGTTTCAGTATATCCCGGATAATCTCTAATTCGTAATCGTTGAACACGTCCGCCGCCCGGACAATATCAACACGTTTTGCAACGGCGATTGTATCGGCAAAATATTGTTTTTGCCGTGGGTTCAAATCTAACCGCATAAACGCCCGCATTTCCTCAATAATAACGCTTTCCATAATCAGCCCTTTGTAAATCCCTTAAATGCCACATGGTAAACGTCGTATTGTTTCCCGGTAACATAGAACTCAATCATACGTTCCGGGTTCCCGGCGTCGTTTATCGCAATGGTTGGGTATGGTTCCCCCGGCAATTGGTTATAATCGCTTTCAATATCCCGGAACCCCTCCGGGAACTCCGAACGGTCGGCGGAAAAATACCGGGTTAAACTTTCTTTTATCCGGTTCAACATTTCGTCCCCGTTTGGCTCAAAATACGCTTTTATCTTTTCTTGTTTTCTTAATGCAAATCGCATGGGTATTTGTTTTAATAGGTTCTTAATTCCCCGTCCATCGGTAACGGTGCGCCCGGTCGCTCTTGTTTGATGATGCAAATATACAACCTTTATTTTAATTACCAAAGGCTTTATCTTTTATTTTTGGCTTAAACTGCAAAAAGTTTTGTTTTTGGTTCCAAAAGAGTTATTTTCTTGGAATTTTCTATTTAAGCGACTTTTGCAAGCGGGACGGGTAAATTATCCACTTTGAAATAAAATGCCCGGAAACGGGCTAAAAATGGCTCAATAGAAAAAGGGGTTGCAACGCCTTGTTACAACCCCTTTGTTATGTCTATTATATATATTCCCAATTATAACCCTTATGTTTTTTCATATGCCCTTTACAACATCGAATTATCAATGTATCGTTAAACCCATCTTTTTTGGCTAAATGGATAGATTGATATGTTTTGAAGCAAATTCCGTTTTTCATCATCTTAACGGGTTTTGAATTTGGATGCAATACGCCCTCTTTACCTTGCATATTTTTTGCGTTGTTTTCGCTCAATCGTTTTTTTGTAATAGGATTGTTGTTGTTTTCCAAATATGTAACCCAACGCAAGTTGTCGGCATGGTTATTGGCTCGGTTGCCGTCGATATGGTCGATACATGGTTTATTTTCCGGGTTCGGAATGAAAGCCGCCGCAACTAATCTATGTAATCGAAACGTTTTGCGCATCCCATTACATAAAGCAACGGTTTTATATCTATTCCCGGAACCGCATATTTTCAAAACCAATTGTTTCTTAATAGATTTTACATGCCCGTAATTACTCACTTTATACAACCCTATATATCCGGGTACATCTTTCCAAATTTCCATTATACAACCATTTAAGTAAGCAACCAAAAAAGGGAAACGGGGAAAAGTGGTTGCATCTTTTTTCATCCGGTAGCTACTCCGAACTATCCCCGTTTGCCGCAAATATAGTTATTTTTCTATTGTTATAACCTCAAACCCGGTAATTTTTGTATGTGGATTTTTTGAAACAATATCAAATTCACGGTTTTTTATCCGTTTTGTTTTCCATAGGAAATTAAGAAAACGTTTATATTGTACACTTTCCGTTATTAAAAGGCTATCCCGTGTTATAATTTTGCCCGAAAACGTATTATTTATAATACAACCGTCAAAATCAACCCATTTGTCGGAATACTCAATACAATGTAAAACTGTCGTAACCGTGTCGCCGGGCAAATATACAATACTATCCCGGACGTTCGCCCGTAATTCGTTTATCGTTTCCATTTGTGCAGTCGTAACCCTTTGCAAATCCCGGTTCTTTGCTTGCAACGATTTTATCAACGCCGCATCGTCCGCCCGGTACTTTTTATATTCGGATAATTTTAACTCCAAATTCCCAACCTTTGCGGCGTTCAAACTATCCTTTGTTTGATAGGTTCGGACGTCCTGCAACAACGTTTCGGTATTGCTCCGGTATTTATCCCGTTCGGCGGTCAAACTCTTAATACGGCTTTGTTGTACCCAAAAGGCGA